ATGCTTATGGTTATCTCCTGTTATTGTATGCGTATGTGGGTCTTCATTGGTCGTATGCTTATGGTTATCTCCTGTTATTGTATGCGTATGTGGGTCTTCATTGGTCGTATGCTTATGTGCATCAGTGAAATATATTGTTGCTTTTACTTCTAATTGTCCTGTTCCACTTCCAAGCCCAGCATTTGTCGTTATTTTTATTTGTATGGCTTTTATAGTATCTACAACACTGCCCATAACTTCATATAATGCTTGGGCTGGAAAAGAAATATATCTATGTTCCCATCCTCCATTTGGCAAACATACCCATTGATAAAACATTGCAGTAACATTTCCTGACCCTGTCGCATTATCAGAAGCCCATAGAGAAATATGAAGGGGTGCAACTTGTGGGTCTGAAATATTACTCCAATCACAATTACTTATGTATAATCTAACAGTTATAATATCCTCTGGATCACTACCAGTCAAATTAATATACTCTGTTAACTCTTGCCATGAAGATGAATATAATGTATTGCTTGCAGGGTCATTTACAATATAATCTTTTTCTCCAGCATTAATAACATCGGGTGTTTTATCGTTAATACCAAGTTCTGTCGTATCACTTGTATTTATGCTTTCTGGGTTTGTATCGTTAATACCAAGTTCTGTCGTATCACTTGTATTTATGCTTTCTGGGTTTGTATCGTTAATACCAAGTTCTGTCGTATCACTTGTATTTATGCTTTCTGGGTTTGTTGTATCAGTATCAGAAATATCCACATCAATTATATCACTATCCAGTGATGTTCCAAGTGTTCTTGCCCTTGCCTTTCTCAACTCGATTTCCTCTCTTTTTGCATCGAGATAGCCCTGTGTTTTTGTCCATCCCAATTGTAATGTGGTCATTCCATTGCCTATTCTCTGCTCCAACACAACGTAGTTTCCATTGATGTTTCTCAGGGCATCTACGAGAGCAACCGTTTCGTTAACCATTATGGTTTCATCCCATGCTACGGTTATACTCCCTCCGCTTTTTGGATTAGGCACGAGAAGGGCATTTGCGACGCTCTGTGCCTCATCATCTGATTGTATGTAGTCAAGGGTATATTTTGCAAATCTCTCGCCATACGTGCTTATACTGGAAGCATCAGATGCCTCTCCCTCGTATTTCACCAATGTTGATTTTCCAAGTAACTCTATTTCAGTAATAACCATATTGGCTTCCATAAAAGTTATCTTTATTTTTGAAGTGATTTGAGATGTGAAATTATGCCAATTGCTCCATCCTGCAGAACTTGTTCTCAAATCTAATAAAGGTTGCCATGCAGAACCATCCCAATATTCAACTTTAAATTCCTTATTATCAGCAAAATAAGAATGAACATAATATCTGAAAGATGAAATACTATATTTTTTTCCAAAATTAATTTCGACATAATCTCCAGATGTTCTGGAGTTCGTATATGTTATCGTATTGCCATCGATTATATTACCTGGATTTTCTGCCGTTCCGCTCGCTGTGCTTGCCTGTAAATCGCTAATAGTCAAACCAGGCATTTCCCCTTGCCCGATAACCTTAACGTGATTTCTAACCGTTTCGATTATTTCCTCTCTCCATTCATTTATTTTTATGTTATCGGTCGCTGAATTGTAGGAGTAACCACTGCTCAAATAACCAGGGCTTTCAAAATAGATTTTCCTGTTTCCTGAACCGTCTTTTTCAGGAGTGAAACGAATTACCCAGCCAGTCCGTGCCATCATTTCAGCAAAAACCGTTCTGATGGTGTCGTTCACGGTGTAATGTTCTATCGTTATTCCTGAAGCAACAGGCGTTTCGATAACATAGTCAGTCCCGCTTACCGCCTGCCCCAAGATATATTCGGGGCTTTTATTCTCCAAATCGAGGGTTATTCTATTATTGAGAATGTCGCTTCCATATCCCAAAACCTCTATTTCTTTAGTCCCGTCTATTTTCCATGTTCCTTTATCTTTTGCAAATCCCCCCCATATTTCCACTCCGCCCGACTTAACCACAATGTTATCAAGTGCATTTACCGTATCGGTTGGAGGGAGATTTACTTTCAACGTATCGATAGTATCTCCTGTATGCGCTACAATTTCGTAGGTATTGTAATGCAAATCCGTTCCTGTTGTTTCATTTCTTATTGTTACACTCATATTCCCTGCCCCACAGTTATTCTTATCGTTGCCTGTGTATGCAATGGAGTATTGGCATCATCCTGAAATGAAATATCTATTATCTGGCAATTCAGCCCTGTTGAAGGAAAGATGTCGCCGTAAATCTTCCATTTTGCATCTGTTGAATAGTAATGAATGTAATCCATCAGCCATTTCATTTGCTCTTCAACAGTTTTAACTCCATCGGGGAAGTCGCCAGAGGGGGCTGTCCCTTCGCTTTTGTCTGTGCCATCGTTATAAAGATAAAAGGTTATGTCGTATGTGCGCTCCATTCCCTGCAATTGCATGAGAATATTCGAGGTCGCAGACATTCCGGGAAGGGCAATGCTCATTGCTGGCTTGTTTTGTCTTGGGCTTATGCTCTGGATTAGTTTCAGATTATATCTGTAATTTTTGGTCGTTTCAGTGATGTAATAATCTCCCATTATACCACCCCTATTGCTCTATCCACTTCCTGCCTTATCCTGTATGCGATTTCCTGAACCATTGCATCATCTAATCCGCCAGCAACATTGACATAGATATTATTTTCAATATGCTTTCCGCCTATTGCTTGCGGGTTTTTAGTTCCTATGATGTAGTCATCAGGCGAGGTCTTTAAAACCTGCCCTCCTTTCGTTATTATGAAGTCGCCAACACTTATTGGTTCTATATCTGTCCAATGAACTCTCCAACTTCCAGGGAGATGGCTCGATACCTCATTCACAAATCCTGCAAGCGTGCTTCCTATCGCATTAAACACGGTAATAATAGGATTTAGCATTGGAGCGAAAAAAGAAGCCAATGCACCGAATGCGTCTTTGAAAGCATTCGCAACAGCCCCTCCGATGTCGGTTAACCATGATATGCCGCCCTTTAGTTTGTTTAATATCCATCCTGGTATCTGCCTCAATGTGTTATCAAGTCCGCCTATTATTCCACTTATTCCATCTGCGATTGTTGTCCCTATTCCCTTCATCTTGTCCCATATTTTACCAGGGAGGGCATCTATCCAATCTGCCATGCCTTTCATGTAATCCCAAATTTGCGAAGGCAATGCTTTCATGTAGTCCCATATCACACCGCCCAAATCTTTCATATAATCCCAAATCTTTCCCGGAAGGTCTGCAAACCATTCTCCTATACCTTTCACATATTCCCATATTTTACCAGATAAATCTCCGAACCAATCAGCAATACCCTGAATGGCATCCCATATTTTACCTGGTAAATCTTTTATGTAATCCCATATTTTACCTGCAAGCCATGTTATCCCTTCTACTATCTTGGTCGGGATGGTTATATACATGAGGGTGAAATAGGATTTGAAACCATCAACAAGCCATTTTCCAAGTTTAACAAGGGCTTCCCACAGCATACCGCCTAATCCTTTAAGTGAGCCAATGGGGTCTTGCCAGAATTTCATCCACAATGGCATGAGTTTTAGGAGAGGGATTAAAATCGGTCTGAGCAATGTAAAAAGCATCATAACCAATGGCAGAAAGAACATTTTCATTATCGAACCTATCATAGCCATGATTGCCTGGATGGGCTCTAATCCTGCAACAAAACCAATTATCTTTTTCAGAATTTCGAGCAATCCCATCCCCATCAAAATGCCGCCTGCAACACCACCACCTGCCGCCGCTCCTGCTTCACCTGCGCCTGCCGCTTCTCCCATACCTGCCCCGCCTCCGCCTCCAATGCCAAATAATCCCATTATTTTGTCTCCCATACTCCCTAAAAATGAGAATGGAGATGGCCTTCCCTCCATTGCTGTCGGCATTCCCCCAGCAACGCCTGTGGTTTTTGCCTTGATATTTATGCCTTCCCTCTTTAATTTATCCAGTTCTTTTGTATCAGGGATTATTTTTGCGAATACCTCATATCCTGTCGCCATTATTTCACCCTTCCATGTTTTCTTTTTTCAATTCTCTCAATTCGTTTTCCATTTGAAGCAGTATCGTTATCATCCACATTGGGAGGTTATCAGGGCTAATGTGCATTCCCATTTTTATGAGTTTGAATATCTCTAATGCTTTCGAAATTCGATAGTCAGTTGATTCTCCAGTTTGCAGGGCTATTTTGATAACGCCATCACTTTTTTTTTATCAAGCCCGAAGTCCTCAGTGTATCTTTGAAATATTGCATCGAGGTCAGCACTCTTTATGTCATCAATGGTATAACCTTCTGGGGGCGTTACTACTGCTTCAATGGTTGCTTGCAGAAGTTTTCCATAATGGATTTCAGGAATTTCTTTATTACCTTGCACCTTCGCAACAACTGCCTTATCCATTATATCGTTTCTCTGGCTAAATGTGAGATGTTCTTTCAATTCTACTTCGATTTTTTTGCCATCAAGTGTTTCTACCTTATACTTCATGTCGCAACCTCCGATATGGTTATGCCCATAGCAACGCCTTTTATGTCCACTTTCCTTATTTCTGCGTCTGCATCCTTTCCGTGGTCAAGTGTTTGTATGGCGCATCCTGTCAGGTCAATTTTCACCTGTGAGTTCAGGTATAGCGTTAGTGAGATGTTATTCCTTGTATCCTGTATTTCATACGGAAGCGAAGATGCTCCCAATGCTTTTTTGTATGCCAGGTCATCCGTTATTTCGATTGTTGTTGAGAATTTGATGTCTTTCATTTTCTCTATGATTTCACTCGGAAGGCGGCGCTCTCCTGCCGCTGTTTCCTCAATTCCCCTTACTGCTTCAAGTCCTCTGTCAAGGTCAATGGAGATGTTATCAATGCTTCCGATATTTGTGCCATCAATCTGTCCGTATCCATCGAGATAAAACAACCTTGCTGTGCTGGGTGGTGTGTTGCTTGCACTTCCGCTTACAACCTTGAAGTTTTTGGCCAGTCCGTCAAGCGTTACCTCGATGGGATTGTTTTTAGATGCCTTTATGCTCACCGAGCCGAATTTTATATTGTCAATCTCAACGTATTCTCCGCTTATCAATGAGGCATTCATCTTAAACTCAGGTAGCGTATCAGGCCATGCCCATGTCCATGTCCCATCTGTCGTTACCGTTCCGAACAATTGAGCAACACCACTAAAACCATTTCCTGAAAGGGGATGCACGGTCAGAGTTGTCTTTATGTCCACGAAGTCATCTATCAGTTCCACATAGGATGCTCCTGCTCCTATGCTCGGATATGCTTTTGTCTTGTTATCCAGGGAATAACTTGCTCCCATGATATGCCCTACATTCGCAGTTATATCTGTCGGTGTGCTATCAAAGATTTGCACTTCATCCAATATTCCAGTTACTCTTGTCATTTTTTCACCTATTATGCTCTTTCATATAATGCTTCCACATCTATGTAACGGTAAACATGAGA